GCTTTAGCTGCTTCAAATATTTCTGAAGCTCCTGCTATCACCCTTTCAAAAGGGTCGGCTATAAGACAAATCCAGTCGGTTAAGATCCAGCAAATTCAAAATGCAATGAGTGGCGATGATATCGACGGAGGCAATCCAACGCAGGAGATTATTGAAGAGTGGGTTCTTCATGGCGCTTGGATTAAAGATGTCAAGTATGGCGACCTTTCCTATGAAGATGACAATATGACAGAGATCAGCGTAGAACTTAGATACGATTATGCAGTTCTAAATAAAGAAGGGAATATCTCAAGACCAACACAGGGTGTAGGCAGAGATTACTCTTCCAACGGGCAAAACTAATAGCCAGCTTGTGTAAAAAATATTTAACAACTATCTTGAATGATCATATAATACTTTTCTAAACAAAAGAGGTTTAAATGTCTAGAAACAATGAAGACCGCACAGGCGCTGCGCCAGACACAGCTCCTCCGGTCCCTTCTGCTATTGAGTCTGGAGGAGAAAACCCTCCTAACCAACTAGGTCAGACAAATTCGGGATTAAATTTTGTTATCCCAACAGAGTTTGTCGATCTTCCTTCGCGAGGAACCTTCTACGACCAGAGTCACCCGCTACACAAACAAGACACTGTTGAAATAAAACACATGACAGCGCGAGAAGAAGAAATTTTAACTTCTCGAACATTGTTAAAAAAAGGGGTAGCTTTAGATAGGCTAATCGATAATGTCTTGGTTGATAAAAGGATTAAGTCCTCTGGATTGCTTGTTGGTGACAAGAACGCCATTCTTGTGGCTTCTCGTGTTTTAGCATACGGAAGGCAGTACGATACAACAGTTACGTGCCCTGCCTGCCTTGCAAAGAGTCAGTTTTCTTTTGACTTGATGGGGGGAAAGATGACTCATCCCCACGACACAGAAGATCCTTTGTTTGAAGCAACTGAGACAGGAACTTTTACTTTCCTGCTGCCTAAAACAAAAGTTAAGGCTGAAGTTCGACTTTTAACTGGAGCCGACGAAGCCCAGCTTGCAAGGCTTCTTGAAAAGAAAAAGAAAATGAAAAATGGCACAGACAGTCTACTTTCAGAACAAATGAAAGCGTTTATTGTTTCTTTAAATGGCGTAACAGATAAAGGACTTTTAAACGACTTTATTGGACACATGCCAGCAGCCGATGCGAGATTCATGAGAAAGGTGTATACCACTATTGCTCCCAATCTTGATTTAACTCAGGATTTTGTATGTATAGAGTGCGATCACGAAACAGAAATGGAGGTTCCCTTTACTGCGGACTTTTTTTGGCCTAAACAGTAAATACTCGGAAGCCATGTATGAACAGTTCTTTTTGTTAAAATATCATGGAGGATGGAGCTTTACGGAAGCCTACAGTCTTCCGGTCGGCTTGAGAAAGTGGTTTCTTGAAAGGCTTCAAAAGCAATTTGAGCAAGAAAAGGAACAATACGAAAAAGCGAAAAAGAAATAATTAAGACCGGGGAAAACCCTCGGTCTTTTTTTTTATTAAAATAACTATTTACCTTGTAGATATAGTACTTGGAGGAGTCAATACCTTGGAAAGCATTACAGAGACAGAAGAATTAATGCCAGTTGTTATAGATTTAGGCTTAAAAAGACGAAATGAGTTGACAGAGCAAACTCTCATGCAACTTGGTGCCGATATTAAATACATGATAGGTCGTATGTTTCAAGGCGCTCCGATCAACGCCATGTTCAAAGGAACAAGATCAGAACTAGCTGCTTTCGGAAAAGCAATGTTTCGGGAGAAGAAGTATATGGATTCTTATTTGAGATATGGCTTAGATGACCCAAGAACTTACAGAGATAGTTTTCGCCTAAAAACAGCCGTTAAAAATTTTGAAAAAGCAACGGGACTAAGATGGCCATTTAAATAAAGGAAAAGCTGAATGGCTACTGAAAATGAATTATTACAACAGATCTTAAAAGCCCTTAAAGGTGAGGGCACCACTCGGTCTACGCTTTCCACAGACCAAGCTGCAACAGCCGCTGGAAACTTGGGATTTGACGATGCTCAAGCAGAGAAATTTGCACAATTGTACAAAGAAATTTCTGGAGAAGCTAGGTACAATCTTGTAAAAAATAGGTATTTAGAGTTTAAGGAAGATGGTATTTTTATTCAAGATCAAACACCTTATTATTACATTTATAAAATTGTAGATAGAGATAGTCAAGAGTTTAATGGCATTGTTGCAGCTGCAAGTGTTGAAGATTATAACAATAATGTTATAAAAAAACATGAAGATACTATTGCGTCTAGAGAAATTGTTTTTAAAGACTATTTAAAAACAGTTGGTTTTAATGCAGAACCAGTACTTCTTACCTATCCAAAAAATAATACCATTAGTGAGATTATTAAGGAAAAACAAAAGGAACGCGCCGAGTTTGAATTTACCACAACTTACCGCGATACACATTACCTTTGGTTAATTGATAATCCAGAAGATATAAAAGCTATCAGCGATGCATTTAACAATATAAAAACCTTATATATTGCAGATGGACATCATAG